GAAGGATCACCAATCACCATGACCTGGCGATGCTCATCAACGCCAGCTCCAACCGTCCTGGTGTCGATTTTTGTGCCTGAGCCAGCGGTGATGCTTACATCTGAATCGGCCATGTTTTACGCATTCCCGGCAGTAAGCGTGAACGTCGTGACGGTGAATGACTGACCAACAGCAAAAACTGTGTTGTCCACCGTCATGTCACCACCACCACCAGTGGCAGTTACCGTGCCTTGGATGTGGCATGTGGTGCCGCCGGAATCGTAAATCCGGAAGTGCCCAGCCGTGCCAGCAGCATCAGCACTGGCATCTTGCCAGGTGCCAAGCAGTGTTTTGGTGCCGCCGCTTGCGGCGTTCATCCAATCGGATGGAAGGTTCACAGTTGCCAGAACAGTGCCAGAGTCTGCCGTCGCACAAGTAGCCGGAACGGTGCCAGAACGAATTCGCAGAATTGCAGACGTACCCGTAGCAGTTTCGACTGCATCAAGCTTCGCGTTGCGAACAGAAACAGAGTATTGCAGTGCCATTTTTCACCTCAAGTTTGAGTGACTGCCGCCACCAGATACCATTTTATCCCGAATCCATCAAAGATGAACCCGAGGTGTGTTCGTTTTCCAGCCGTAGTAGATGTGGGGAGAGGAATTCCTCCTGCGGCATAAGCAGTTCCCCAGGACAAAGATCGAGCGGATCCGTTGTCGAGTATGCGAATGATCAATCGCTGCCCGTTAACCGGGGTTCCGGTTGGATTTGCAAAGGAAACTGCGGATGCCAATGCATCAATGCTGATGAAATCGAACTGATCAATATCGGGCGCGACGGTAGTGGCGGTAGTGATGGAACTGATTCGCAGGCCGCCCGCTGGCCCTTGAGGTCCAGTGGTGACCACTTGAACGGTAGATGGCTGCGCCGACGATTGAACGACAACCTGGTTTTCAGTGGTCGTTACGGAAACCGTTGCGACGGTTTGCGAAACCGTCACTGAACTCATGTGGTATATCCGAGCGCCAGCGTTGCCGCGCCGCGCAGCCAGTAATCCCGAGTTCCGTCTGGATTGGTAACCAGCAGATCCCACACGCCTGACGCGCCCAGCAGAGCGGTAACCGTATATGCCAGACTGAGTTTGAACTGCCCGTTGGGACGATCAACCCATGTGACAGTGAAGTCGGAAAGTTTTCTGCCCTTGCCTTCTGTCCACAGCTCCGCGTCTACCGTGTAGGAGTTCATGTTCAGATTCACACCAGCGGAATCTTTGAACTGAAACTGCATGGAGAACGTCGCGTTTTGCGGAAGCTCAATATCGAGGCTGGCAGGAGTGATCATGTCTTGCTTACCAGTAGTTCGCAAAACAGACCATCGTCAATCATGCGGGCGTCGCGCACTGCATACGCAAGTCCACTGATCGTGAGCGCATCACCGTAGACAGGCATTCCCGCGCTCGGTGTTTTGATCGTGAGAATGTAGTTGTTCGTCAAAACCATTCCCTCCGCGACAACATTCGTTGGCGCATCAAAAATGCCTTTGACGGTCAACCCACCGACAACAGCAGTGACACCAAAATCAGACAGGAACTGGTCGAGATCATTCAGCCCCAGCATCTGCTGACTTCCGCTTTTTTGCAGGAGGTGGAACGGTTTCGATCATATGTGCGACCGCCGCGGCCTGCACATCATCCAGATCGATAACATCACCAGGCATGTGAATGACATCGCCAATTTTCGGATAGAAGTGTTCGCGGACGCGAAACTGCGCCATAAGGCCCCCTCAAAAGAAAAGGCGGCGCGGATGTTACTCCGCGCCGCTGATCATCAGGTCGCGAGGATGTCGGTGATCGCTGCAAACGATTCGGGATGCCGAACTGCGATATCCCGCCCCACATCCCAATGACCAACTGGCTGAAGTCGCCATAGAGCAACGCGGAGCAAACGGCGCCAGAAGTTCCCTTGACCAGGTTCGACGGCACCTGGTTACTGCGCGCACAGGGGAAACCGTTAAGGTTTCCAGCAGTGCCAAGCGTGCCATTGAAGCGGTCAGTGGTCCAAATGTAGTCGGCCTGAGCCGACTTCAGTTGTTTGAGGGCCGCGATGACTTTGGCGTTGGTCAGGTAATACATGTTGCCGCTCAAGGCGTTGGCAACATCCACTGCGCGCTCCAGCAGGAAAATTTGATCCAAGCCGGTGGTGCCGCTGGTCGCTGCGTTCACCAGTGCAGCACCGTTGGCACCCATTGCTACGGAGCCAATGCCGCTGGTGTTCAGAATGCCACGCGGCTGGCCGGAAGCGCCGCTGCCGCTGATAGCAGCAGAATCGATTCCGAGAGCCATCACGCGCGCGAGGTCGTTACGCACGATGGTTTCGATGTCCGGCGTAGCCTGCTGGAGCATCAGGCGCGAGTACTGCGAGCGCGCGCCGAGTTGCTTCGGACTCAGGGTAACCTGGTCGAAGGTGGCTTCAGCCTGCGTGATTGCCGTTGCCTCAGTAACCCAGTAGGTCGTAGTCGCGGTGATCTGGCGCGGAATCGCGACGTTGCCGACCAAGCCCGACAGCATCGTCGGACCCATCTGCATGATCATCGCCCGGTTGCGGAGAACCTCAATGAACGATGCCGCAAGCAGATCGGTGGCAACGGTAGCGCCGCCAGTGCCCGTGGCGCCAACCGCGTAACTTGCGCGCGTGTCCATACGCAGGTTCAGAGGCATGAAAAAGCCGTTCGTATCGCGACCGCTTTTCTGCGCCAGCGACCGCGAAACTTCCTGTTCCAGGCCAGCCTTGCTCCAATCGCCAGAACATGCGGCGTTGATTGCGCGCACGATGGAGTAGCGTTGTGCTTCGGAATCCGACATGTCAACAGTGCCGCTCTGAACGCCACCGCTCACCGGAACCTGTTTGGCCCCAGCAATTTCCAGAAAAGCTGCGCGGGCTTCCTCAAGCGAGCGATTGCTTGTCACCGAGAGCGCGGATCGAGGTGATGCGCGTGCGCTCGGCAGCGACTGCTTCGGCGCGCACCGCCGAAACGTCAACGGCAGGGGCCGGAACAGGTGCGTCGGACATGGTTTTTTCCTCAGAAATGGAAGGAGAAAGAGAACGTACAACAACTTCGCGAGGATCCTGCGAGTCATCTCTGCCGATCCCAATGGTGGGGTCTGCCGGGATGCTGACACAGGACACTTCCATGGGAACCCACCTCGTTGCGGTGTAGGTTGGGACTCCCGAACGCTTTTCCTCGACCATGTCGAGAATGCGGTATCCAAAACTGACGTTGCGGATGATTCCCGCGCGAACGTCACTCAGAATTTCTTGCGCTTTCTGCGATGTGCCAAATCGCACCGTCGCATAGCCGCGCTTGTCGCCGCCAATGCGCGCGTTTTCCACAACCCCGATGATTTGATTGGGATCGTGATTCCACAACAGTGGAGCCGCGTCATTCAGCCTGCTGAGATCGGCGGCGCCTGCATCGTGAGACAGAACTTCATTTCCAAACCACCGCTCAACCGCAGTTTCGCTCGAAAACGAAAACTCCATCCGCGTATCGTCATCCACAGAAAGTTCTGCGGAAACCGCACGCTTCATCACTGGCAATGTCAATCTGGTCTGATCCATGTGGCGAATATCTCTTTTTTTCACTCAGGAGGCAACATCGCTTTCTGTTTCAGTCGAACCATTTTCCGCTTCCATTGCGTCATCTGGCGCGTCAGGAGAATCCTCAATTGGTGCGGGTTGCGCTTTTCCTGCGTTGTCCACAACCTCTGGATCGGTATCAAAAATCAATTCCAGCTCGTCGCACAACTCAACCTCGCGAGCGCGGGTTTCAAGCAATTCCTCAAGGTCACCACCGTTCTGCATAACGACATCACGCAGAGTCATAAAGCCTGCTCGTACAGCAGTCTTGTAGGCATTGATTTCCTTGTTTGGATCGACCCAAGCCCATCCGCGCGGAATCCACCGGACATCCTCGTAGCGATGCCGATCCAGTTCATAACCAGGAAGTGACAGCGTGTTCGACATGACTGCCATTTCGAGCCAGGCCTCAAACACTCGCTGATGAAATGACTCAATCATCCACGATTGAAGCGTGCGCCATGTGTC